CTAGGATAATTTTTGATTCTATCGACCGCCCTAGCGGACATTCGCCAAGACGATAGATGAGTTTCCGAGGAGGAAATTATGGCTAATTCAACTTTTAATGGGCCGGTCCGGTCCGAAAATGGCTTTGAACAAATCACCGTGACCGCCAAAACTGGCGCGGTAACCACTAATCTGGATATTGACACCAGCGGTAATATCACGACAACGGGCTATGTTTCTTCGTACTCGAACGTCAGCAGCATTACTGCTGCGACCAAATCAGTAGAATCCACTGATTCGGGCACGGTTTATACGTTGAACCGAGCCGCCGGTATCGTGGTTACGTTGCCTACGGCGGCGGCTGGACTGAACTACACGTTCATCGTCGGCACCACCTTCTCAGGCGCGGGGCAGATCAATACGGACAACTCCAGCGACTTGTTTTCTGGTTTTGCAACGCTTTTTGATCCGGCAACCGCAGAAGACAATAACACCTTCATTCCAGATGCCAGTAATGACGATACCATTGATTTGGGTTCGGCAGCGCAGGGTTGGCTTGTAGGCGGGGTTATTCGCCTGGTAGCGACCAGTGCAGCGGTGTGGCATTGTGAGGCGTTCTTGCATGGCGACGGCACACTCGCGACTCCATTTGAGTAAGGGAGTAACGTATGGGAACTCGACTCACTGGGTCTGACGTAAAGGCGGTCAATTTGACTGCCGATACGGTAGCTTTAGATGCCGACGGTATATCGGTCGCAGCAGCCGTTGGAAATAACGCAGCCCTTGTAATAGGTGGTGCGTTGGCCAGCGGCGGTGCTGTTGCACTCTCGCACGGAAGAATCGTTACGATCCTTTCGGCGGGTAATGATGCGGCTAAATCCTTTACTGTAACGGGTACGGATGTTAACGGTGACGCTCAAACTGAGTCGATCACTGGTGCTAATGCAGGAACCGCTACTGGTGCTAAGTATTTCTTAACCATCTCTGGTATCTCAGCGGTGGGCAATCCGGCCGGCAACGTCTCTGCTGGCGTCAATGCCTCAGCGGCAGATGCTATCTTCCAAGGAAGAGCGAGATTTGCGGGTATTAATCTTGTGTGTACCGGCACCGCTGGCGTGTTGGATTTTCTGACGACCAGCCCGACCGGCACCAGTATTTATAAGGTTGGCACAGTGGCGTCAGCGACATCCACCAGAGATTTGTCAATTCCTGATGAGGGTATGTTGTTTTCAGCCGGAATCTACGTTCAATACACGGTTTCGACTTTTAACACGTTGACGGTTTTCCGGTCATAGATGGCGAAAGACCCGCGATTGGCGAGAGTCGGCGTATCTGGATTTAATAAGCCGAAAAGAACGCCTGGCCATCCCACTAAAAGCCACGTTGTCGTGGCCAAGGATGGCGACCGCATAAAAACCATCCGCTTTGGCCAGCAAGGCGTAACGACGGCGGGCGCTCCCAAAAAAGGAGAGAGCGTACGTCAAACTGCTCGACGTAAAAGTTTTAGGGCGCGACACGGCAAGAACATCGCGAAGGGCAAGATGTCAGGCGCTTATTGGGCTGATCGTGAAAAATGGAGCTGATCTATGGCAACGCGTAGCTTTGCATTCGGAGGAATGGCGCCTAATCTTTTTGGTGCGCCTGACAGAAGTGAGTATGATCGGCTAGTGGCTGCTGCCGGCCAGGAGCAGTACCTCAATGCTCCCAGCGGATACGCCCAACAAGCAGATTATTTAATGAACCGTCCGGTTTTTGACCGTGGCGCCTCGACTGCCACCCCGGCGTTTCGGTTTGAGCCAAGGCAAGATCCCAGAGCGCTAATGGCTGCTCAGCAGCCCATTCGGGATACCGCTAATGCTGGAGCCGCTGCTGCTCAGGCGCAACAATACCAGTTTTTAGCTGATGAAGCTGCAGCGGCACAAGCTGCAGCTGCAGCTCGGACTCAAGAAGAAGCTGCTTTAGTTCAAGCTGACCTACAAGCTCGCCTTGATGCAATGGAAGGCCAGCTGGGCGCTTTTGGTGCTGGAGGTTTTGATGCTTCAGGATTAAGAGGCAGATTGGATGCCTTAGAAGGGAGAGAAATTCCTCAGTTCGACGCATCAGGGTTACAAGAAAGATTGGCTGCGTTAGAGGGTGCTGGAGGGTTTGACCCTGCAGCTCTTCAAGCTAACATTGCTGCAGCACAAGCTTCAGCTGCAGCGAATGCTGCAGCTATCGCGGAGACACCGGCAGTAGACCCAGATTTGGCGGCGCGCATCGAAGCGATGCAAGGCCAGCTAGGTGGATTTGGTGGTATTGGACTCGATGTATCAGCATTACAAAACAGGCTGTCAGAGCTGGAAGGTGCTGGAGGATTCGATGCTTCAGCATTACAAAACAGGCTGTCAGAGCTGGAAGGTGCTGGAGGATTCGATGCTTCAGCATTACAAAACAGGCTGTCAGAGCTGGAAGGTGCTGGCTCGATAGGAGGCGGTGGAGGGTTTGGTGGTATTGGCTTTGATACATCAGGATTAAGAAGTAGATTGGATGCGTTAGAAAAAAGAGAAATTCCTCAGTTCGACGCATCGGGATTACAAAGCCAAATAGGTGGGTTACAAGAACAGTTTGGGAGCATTCCTCAGTTCGACGCATCGGGATTACAAAGCCAAATTGCGGCCCTCCAAAGCGCTGGAGGATTTGATGCATCGGGATTACAAAAAAGATTAGGGCAACTAGAAGGGGCTGGAGGGTTTGACGCTTCAAGGTTACAAAGCAGACTGGATTCGCTAGAAGGTGCTGGGGGTTTTGACCCAAGCCAACTGCAAGAACAAATAGGTGGGTTACAAGAACAGTTTGGGAGCATTCCTCAATATCAAGCGTTCGACGCATCAGGATTACAAAGCAGGTTGGATTCGTTAGAGGGTGTCGGAGGGTTTGACCCATCAGGATTACAAAGCAGGTTGGATTCGTTAGAAGGCGCTGGGGGGCCAGATCTTAGCAGCTACTTAACCGCAGCGGATTTACCCACCTACAACGCGCCAGACCTTAGCAGCTATTTAACGCGTGAGGCGATGGAATCAGCGATTCAGGATGATCCTCGATTGCGTGGAGCGACAGGCATGACCGGAGCAACAGGCTTGACTGGAATCGCCGGTTTGGCTGGTTTGACTGGAGCAACAGGCTTGGCGGGAGCAGCAGGACAGTTTGACCCAACCGATTTGAACCGCCAGCTTGCGCTGTTGCGCAGCCGTTTTGACCAAAGGCCAGATGCTGCTGCGTTATCGATGGCAGATCCGAGACAACAAATTGAGCGGACACCTCCCCCGCTAGGTTTTTCTTATGGTGGGCTGTAGATAATGGCCGTATCTGGATCTAAAACCTTTGAGCTAGACGTAGCGGATTACGTCGAAGAAGCCTTTGAGCGCTGCGGTTTAGAGCTCAGGACCGGCTATGATCTAAAATCTGCGACCAGAAGTCTTAATTTGATGTTGGCGGAATGGTCGAACAGGGGCTTAAACCAGTGGACGATCACCGAAAAAACCGTGGCTATGGTTAAGGATACTGGCACTTACAACATCGATAGCACCAATGCGACAGCGCCGATCGATGTACTAGATGTGTTTGTGCGCGAGACAATCGGCGGCACAGACACGGACGTGCCGTTAAATCGCATGAGCCGCGCTGAATACACACATTTAGCGACTAAAGCAACCACGGGCAAGCCAAACCAAGTTTTTATTAACAAGCAGCTGACGCCCACTATCACAATGTGGCCAGTGCCAGACAAGTCGAGCACCTACACGGTTTACATGAATGTGTTGACCAGGATGGATGACGCAGATGTGGGCGCAAACACAATGGACATTCCTTTTCGATTTTATCCGTGTTTGGCCGCAGGCTTGGCTTATTATATGAGCTTAAAGAAAGCGCCGGACCGAACCGGCATGCTCAAACAGTTGTATGACGAAGAATTCGAGCGCGCGAAGGCGCAAGACGAACCACGAACCAGTTTTAGGATAGCGCCTCGGCTTGGCGGCTATAACACTCCTTAATCATGGCGCGCGCATCCGGCTCAAAAGCATACGGAATTTGTGACATAACTGGGTTCCGTTACAAGCTCAGAGAAATGAAAAAAACTTGGGACGGCCTATTAGTTGGCGCTGATCAATGGTCGCCAAAACACCCGCAGCTCGATCGAAAAGCGTTCCCAAGTGATTCACAAGCCATCAAAAATGCCAGGCCAGACACCGCAGATGACAACAATAAGTTTCTGGTTTATACAAATGTAGGTGCTGGTATACTCGGAACGGTATTACCGACATATGAAATATCTTGTGTCGTCGGGGAGGTAACCATAGAAATAACATGAGCTTTACGCTAGCCACATTAAAAACAGCCGTTCAGGATTATACAGAGTCTTCTGAGACTACTTTTACATCAAACCTGGACACGTTCATAAAACAAGCAGAAGACCGCATATTTGATAATGTGCAGCTGCCTGTGCAGAGAAAAAATGTGCAGGGCTCAACAACTGCTTCAAACCGCTTTTTGGCAACGCCTACTGACTTCTATGCGCCGTTTTCAGCTGCAATTATTACGGGCAGCAGGTATTACTATCTCGATTTCAAACACCCAAGTTTTATAAAAGAGTACAGCCCAACAACGACTGTTACTGGGCGTCCTAAATATTACAGTTTGTTAGATGACACCGCTTTCGAGCTAAGCCCTATACCAGATGCCGCTTACACGGTTGAGATTCACTATCTCTACAAGCCGGCGAGCTTAACTTCCGGCGCGGATTCTGGCACAACAGTGCTTTCCACAGACTACCCAGAAGCATTGCTTTACGGCACTTTAGTGGAAGCTGCGATTTTCTTGAAAGAAACTCCAGACGTTATAGGTAACGCTGAAAGTAGGTTTAAAGAAGCACTAGCCAGAATGAAAAACCTCAGCGAAGGCAGAAAACAACGAGACGAATATAGGTACGATTCACTTCGACAAGGCGTCTCGTAGTGAAGCCCATAAAGGAGATTGAGGGCGCTCATGTTGCTCTTGTTGGACTGGGTACATCTCAAATTGATTATGTTATCGGCAGAGAAAACTCTGTTGAGTGGGACGAAACCTGGGGCTGTGGTAGCTCAGCTGCCGTTTATAAATTAGATCGCTTGTTTATGATGGATCCGGCTAGTCGGTTTTTTGACACCGAGGATGCTGGTAAACAAACCGATGTCATGCGAAAAATACTCCCTGATTTAGAAATTCCAATTTATTCTTGTGAGCTTGATGAGCGCGTGCCAGGCATAGTTGAATATCCCATTAATGAGATTGTAGAGGCGACCAGGTGCGCTTACTTGAACAACACGGTTGCATACGCGGTAGCGTTTGCCTACTGGAATAATGTAAAACAGCTTGATTTGTTTGGAGTAGACTTTAGTTATAAAGGCAATTTGCATTTTGCTGAGGCTGGCAGGGCTTGCGTAGAGTTTTGGCTATCAAAATGTATTGAAAAAAAGATTAAAGTAGGTGTAAGCCCAAGATCGACCTTATTAGATTCTAATGTGCCGGTGGCAGAAAGGCTTTACGGATATCATCGTTTAGAAGACCCTAAAGTAGCTATACCAGATGAAGACGAGTGGTTTGTATGTAACCAATCTGAAATGGACCAATTAATAGAAAGTGGGAAAACCACACTACGAACAACGCCGGCTCCGCCAGAGCCATTCAAAGGATGACTGATAGTTTTATCAAGCTTGGGGAAGTTAGTGTGCACACCACTAACAATAAGGGACATGATCCTGAGTTTTGGGCGACGGCAGTTACTAACAAAATTTGTGGAATTTCTGATCACGCTCCAGATCATGTTAAACAACAAGCTTTGGCTTTTAAAAATGCAGTTTATGATATAGTGTTAAGAGGGATTCGCAGTGGAATAAGTTCAGATCGAACAACTGTGGTAAACTTATTACGAAGCCAAGGTCATGGTGACATGGCAGACATTATTAAGGAGTTATAATATGGCAATAACATCGGCTATATGCTCAAGTTTTAAACAAGAAATACTTGTAGAGGGGCATAATTTAACAAACGGGGCGGACAGTATCAAGCTGGCGCTTTATACGTCTTCAGCTACCCTAGGTGCTGCCAGCACTGTATACGTTACAACGGGACAATCATCGGGCACAAATTATTCTGCGGGAGGCCAGGCTTTAACAAACGTAACGCCGGCTTTGGACGGAACTACTGCTGTGTGTGATTTTGCAGACGAAACTTTTGGCACAGCAACCGTCACAGCGAGGGGCTGCCTTATTTACAATTCCACAAACGGCAATAAAGCGCTTTGTGCTATTGATTTTGGTAGCGATAAAACCAGCACGGCTGGTGATTTTACGGTCGTATTTCCAAGCGCCTCAAGCTCGGCAGCAATAATCCGATTGGCTTAAACAGGTTAAGGGTATCTGGTTATGCCATTAACTGTATTTAATTTTAAGGCTGGAATAAATAAAGAAGAAACCGACTACTCTAATGAAAACGGTTGGGTCGACGGAAACTTTGTACGCTTTAGAAAAGGCCGACCAGAAAAAATAGGCGGCTGGGAAAAGCTTTCCGCAAACACTTATATAGGCTCTGCAAGAGCATTACATTCTTGGATATCTCTTGGCGGAGCAAGATATCTAGGCATCGGCGCAACGCAAAAATATTACATTGAAGAAGGTGAAGCTTATAATGACGTAACTCCCATTAGAGCGACCACCACCAATGGCATTACTTTTGCAGCCACCAATGGCTCTTCTACTATCACGGCGACCGACTC